GGTCACAGTTTCGTTCACCCGCGACCGTTCCTTCGTCCGGCAATCGAAAACTACACAGAAGAATACAAGAAAATCATCGAAGCAGAACTAGGACGATAAAACCAGCATCCCAAAGGATCGGGGTGCTGTTTTTATATCAACCTCTTTGGAGCGAAGAACCGCTCCCGAAGAAACGACAGGAGGATTTTATGGCACTTACTCGTTCTATGCTGAAGGGCATGGGGCTGACCGAGGAACAGGTCAGCGCGATCATCGATGCACACGCCGAAACCGTGGACGGACTGAAAGAAAGCCTGAAGACGGCGAAAGCGGATGCAGACAAGCTGAAGGTCGTGCAGAAGGAATTGGACGATCTGAAGGCGAACAGCGGCGACGATTACAAAACGAGGTTTGAGAAAGAACACTCCGACTTCGAAGAGTACAAAAAGACTGTCGCCGGAGAAAAGGCTGCTGCCGAGAAGCGCAGCTTGTACCGTGAACTGCTTAGGAGCTGCGGCGTTGATGCCAAGCGGCTCGATGCGGTGATGAAGGTCGCTGATCTCGATAAGGTGAAGATCAAGGACGGCGCAATCGAAAACGCCGATGACCTTGCCAAGGACATCAAGACCGAATGGGCGGACTTCATCACTCAGGAATCGACAAGGGGCGCAAACGTGCAGAACCCGCCGAGCGGCAGCGGTACGAAGAAAACCAAGGACGAGATACTGGCGATCAAGGATACCCGGGAACGCCAGCAAGCTATCGCCGAGAACATTGACCTTTTCAAATAAGAAAGGAGCTTTAAAATGGCTGCAACGAAGGTTGAAACCCTTACTACTCCCCGCGATTCTCTGCCGAACGTTTACACGAACGTGGCGGCTCGTGAGATTGATTTCGTAAACCGCTTCGGAAATAACTGGGAAGCCCTGCGCAACATCATGGGCGTGATGCGCCCCATCCGCAAAGCCCCCGGCACGTCCCTCGTATCCTACACCGCTTCTGTCGCCCTTGAGAGCGGCGAGGTCGAGCCGGGCGAGATCATCCCGTACAGCAAGACGACCATCGTCGCCGCTGCTAAGTCTGACGTGACCATCGAGAAATATGCGAAAGCCGTGCCTATCGAGGACGTGTCCAAGTATGGCGCGGCTGTCGCCATCGAGAAGAGCGACGACGCTTTCCTGTATCAGCTTCAGGCCAATGTCCTGACGAAGTTCTACACCTTCCTCAATACTGGCTCTCTGACTGGCAACGCAGCCACGTTCCAAGACGCTCTCGCGAAAGCGAAAGGTCTTGTCATCAACAAGTTCAACGTCATGCGCAAGACCGCGAGCGAAGTCGTCGGCTTCTGCAATGTTCTGGACTTCTATGACTACCTCGGCGCAGCCCCGATCACCGTTCAGACCCAGTTCGGCCTGACTTATGTGCAGAACTTCATGGGCTATTCCACCCTGTTCCTGCTCTCTGCGCCGGACGTTGCCCGCAACACCGTTCTGGCGACCCCGGTTGAGAACATCGACCTGTACTATGTCGATCCGGGCGATTCTGAGTTCGCTCGCCTCGGTCTCCAGTACACGACTCAGGGTGAAACCAACCTGATCGGCTTCCATGCTCAGGGCAATTACAGCACCGCTGTCGGCGAGTCTTATGCGCTGATGGGCATGGCTCTGTGGGCGGAATACCTTGACGGCATCGCCAAGGTTACCGTCGGTGCGTAATGGGTTACATTGCTGCGGTTGATTTCGTAGATACCAAAGACGGCAACAGACTGTACAGGGCGGGGGAGCAATTCCCTCGCCCCGGTCTTGTCGTTAGTGACAAACGATTGGCGGAGCTTGCCGGGAGTGGCAACCGCATCGGCTTTCCGCTGATCAAGGCTGACGGCGAAGCGCCGAAAGCCCCGAAACCGAAGACCACCCGAAAGAGGGTGAGCAAGGATGCTTGAGCAGCTCTGCGCACAGCTCCATAACTTTTTTGAACGGCATCCCACCACACAGGAGCGCATGATCTACCCCGGCACGTACACGATCACAGGCGGCAAGATTGAGCTGCCTTTTTTGTTGTCCGGGCAGCGGTTCAGGATCAAGGGGAGCGCCCTGAATGACGGCGTTTACACCTACGGAGAGCGCATCCGAAACGATGACGACACGGACGGCGCTGACCTCTATCAGGAAACCTTCACCGGGGAAATTTGGGCGATGTACCCGCCAAAGGCTGCGCTTGAGGCGGCGAAGAGCGCTTCGGAGTGGATGACCAAGTACGCCGATGCGCTGAACAGTCCGTACACCTCCGAGAGCTTCGGCGGTTATTCCTACAGCAAGGGCGCTTCGTCCGAGACTGATGGCATGCCGTCCGGCACTTGGTACGGTGTTTCAAAGGGCTTGCTTGCACAGTGGAGGAAGGTGAACGAGGAATGAGCCTGATTGACGAGTACATGACTTCCTGTGTACTGCTGGACAAGCACAGCGTGCCTGACGGACTGGGCGGCTTCACCTACGAGTGGGTTGACGGCGCACCATTCACCGCAGCAGTCGTGAAGGATACCTCGATGCAAGCGCGGATCGCCGAAAAGGATGGCGTTACGGAGCTTTACACCGTGACCGTCTACAAGGGCGCAAAGCTCGCTTTTCACGATGTTTTCAGGCGCGTATCGGACAGCGCGGTGTTCCGCGTGACTTCGAACGTGACCGATTCGGAAACGCCTGAGCGGGCTTCGTTCCAAATTGGTCAGGTTACCGCCGAAAGGTGGGAGATTCCGAGATGACCAGCACGGCAGCAGCCCTGTATACGTTCTACTCCGGCTTCGGTCTGCCCGCCTACGAGGTGAACACCGTGCCGGATGACGTGACCCTTCCGTACATTTCGTACAGCTATGTTGAGCCAGAATGGGAAACGCCAGCAAGCCACTATGCGCAAGTCTATATGCGCACAACCAGCAATAACGAATTGCTTGAAAAAGCCGGGGAGATCGTTCGCTCAATCGGATTGAGCAAGCGTTTGCCGTGCGAAGGCGGTTGTGTAATGCTTCATCCTTCGTCACCTCTTGTCCAGATACTCATCAGCGAGAGCAGCCCCGATATCCGCTGTGCGTATATCAATTTACAGCTTGATGCCTTGCACGCTCCCGGCATCTGATTGGAGGAAAAACAATGAAATATACTGTGATCCCGCAGAACACGTTTCAGGCGCTTCAGATGGATGCCGGTGTTCTGCTGAAAACTTTCGACCCCGCTACCGCCGCAGCTCCGGCTGATGCGGACATCATCTGCGCCACGACCGGCGGCATCACGGTGAACTGCACACCAACGTATTCTGATTTGGGCGAGGATGTAGACAACTGTCCGAACAACATGAAAGAGCTGAAGCACCTCGATGGCTGGGAGTGCACCTTCGCATTTACGGCGCTTGGAAACTCTCCTGAACTGATCCGCCTCACGCTCGGCGCTGCTGACATCGACAGCACGGACACGACCAAGATCGTCCCCCGCCGTGATCTGAAGCAGGGCGATTTCTCAGACCTTTGGTGGGTTGGCGATAAGGCTGACGGCGGTCTTGTCGCTGTCAAGCTGATTAACGCCCTGTCTACCGAAGGATTCAGTCTTCAGACCCAAAAGAACGGCAAGGGTCAGGTCGCTTGCACTCTGACTGGTCATGTCTCCATGAATGCACAGTCGGTCATGCCGATGGTGTTCTACTCGATTGACGGCGGAGAGTGATGAAGCATGAAGACGATCTGTGATCTGAGCGGTGCTGAGTTTCTGCGCCACTGCAACAAGGTTCGGTACGCCGTTCAGGATGTGCTGAACAATACAAAGGTGATGGAAATCCGCAAGCGGATGCCTACTTTCACCGGCAAAGAAACCGAAGCAGAGCAGAAGGCTTTGATTGATGCTCAGGGAGTGAAAAACTTCTCAGATATGCTGGATCGTCTGCTCGATGAGAACCCGGAGGAGACGTACAAGCTCCTCCGGGCTTTCGTTGTAACAGACGAAGGCGAAAAAGAGCCGGACGGTTGGGATTTGCTGTCTATTGCCACAAAGCTGATGAAGGATCGGCGGGTGATCGATTTTTTATCATCATTGCTGGAATTGGGGCAGACGAATACGGAAGGCTGATCTGCACAATCCGGCTTGATTTGTTGGATGTACTGGGTGATTCTTATATCACGCAGCACATCATCAACGAGCATATACGAGAACAAAAGGACGAGGCATTCCGCATATATGTGACGGATGCCCTGATGGCGATTTCGGCTCAGGATCAGAAGATGACGAGGCGGTACGCAGACATCATCAAGGAGGCTTTTGGTAAGCCTGAAACGAGGACTGAGCAGGAGATCATCGCAACAATACGTGAGAAATTAAAAGCCGTAAGAGGGGAGGGAGAATAATGGCATTCAGCATCATGTCGCTTGTGGCAACCCTAGGGCTTGATACAAGCGAATATGAAAAGGGCATAAAGGGAAGCCGTGTTGAGATGCAAGCCCTGTTGTCTGCGGCTACCGACTTTGGCGGCAAGCTCACTTCCGCAATGGAAGCTGGCATTTCAAAGGTCGCCAACCTCGGAAAAGGTCTGTGGGATATGGGCAAGCAAGCCTCAGTCATGGCGGATGACATGATCACGCTTGCAACAAAAACCGGCATATCAACGGATAAGCTTCAGGAGTACGGATACGCAGCCCGGTTCGTCGATACCGAGGTCAGC